TTACCGACAACCCCGCACCACGCAATGCGGGGTTTTTTGTATGTGAGGTAGAAAGTGATGAATAAAAATATTGCCATGATGGGCAAGGGGAATGCACGTCCAGTGAAAAAATTCTGCGATATTCGTGATCAGGTCGTTCTACGTTTTGATGGCGTGGATGTTCGTGTGGTGTATCTGAACGGCGATCCGTGGTTTGTTGCAAAGGATGTTTGTGCGGCGCTTGAATTATCCAATTCACGCATGGCGTTGCAAGCTCTGGATGATGATGAAAGTAATACCGTAACTTTAACTTACGGTATTCGCGGAAATCCAAATCATAGCGTCGTTTCTGAATCTGGCTTTTACAAGCTGATTGCCAGAAGTCGCAAAGCTGCTACTCCTGGCACGTTCGCCCATCGTTTCAGTAACTGGGTATTCAGAAATGTGATACCGGGTATCAGAAAAACGGGGGCTTATGGTATCCCGTGGGGCGCATTACAGGATTTTTCCCGCCGCAAAGAGCAATATCAGATAAGTGCCAGCGAGAAGGGGAGGGAGCTACAGGCATGTAAGCGCAAAAAGCGTGAGCTGGAGGAAGAAGAAAAAAGGCTGATACGTGAATACCAGCCTGAGTTTTACTTTGGTGAGCGTATTCAGTAACCACACGCGGTGTTGATTATACGGTACATCGTGTTGACCGGGAAGCTACCCACCAGCAAGGCAAAATCTTCTGCTAAAAAATGACATATGACCAGTCGTCCGGAAAGCATGAAATTTTACAAAAATGGAAAATGAAGATTTTTATTGTGCTGGTGGGTAAAAACAAAAAGCGCCCCGTTGCCGGAGCGCCCTTGCGAACAATTAACCTACTGCGCAAAAAATGAATATAAGCAGTGGAATTATATCAGACAGGTGACGAAGCGCCACTATTGCCGGATAACAGGCAAAACAAAGGCGACCGCAAAAGGGTAGCCAGTGGGAACAAGGGAAAACAAAAGCATCACCAACAATGCCACATTTGCGGCTGGTGGGCAATGTGATCAGTCAGATTTGGTTCGTTCCAAGGTTTGCAACGAGAGCTTTTTCCTGCGCTCTTTAAGGAATTTCTCAAGAGCAAACGAACAAGGTGCGAATCTTTCTGATTCATGCTCTATCTTTCTGCGCCGTCTTTTCCGTGTCGGTGATAATGTTTTGGTCAATTCTTTATCGGTCATTGTGTTGTCCTGCATAGCAATGCGCCGTAGTTACTCACACCACGGCGCTGATAGTGATTATTCTGATTCTTTGGCCTTCCGGCGCTGTTCATATTTTAATTTGCGTCCACAGGCATCTAAGACCCATGCGGAAAAATTAGCACTAGGATTAGTTAATTTTTCTTGTTCAACGCTGGCATCAATCCCATCTATAAGCTCATGTGGGAATCGAATATTTTTCTTTGCTGATTTGTTGTTTGTGTTACCGCTAGACATTGATGCACCTCACTTAAATGGACTTTATGGGCGCACACAATACAGCAAAAAAAATGAGATGTTAAGTATTGACATGTGCGCACACATGATTTTAATCTGTGCGCACAGTTTGAGTTTTGTCACTCAAATTAAGCAACGCCCCGCAGTGCTCGCAACACATGCAGGGCGTCTAACCACCAACGATAGCAAGAGTATCGAGGTAGCTATGAGAAATCATACCACACACCCGCAAGGGCGGGACTCGCACAACCTGAATAAATATATCTGGCGTTTTATCGCCCTGAGCACGGCACAACCGCGTGTGATTACCATTGAGGCCACCAACGAACAGGAAGCCCGCCAGAAAAACCAGTTGATCGCCATTGCCAGCCAGGGCTATGATTTATCCGCACCAGCAAAATCTGGTGCCGGGATTGGCGTCCTGGTATTTAACGAAGCGCACAACACGCGCCCTGCGTGTTTTTTTGTGCCGGATAGTCACACCTTATCAATGGTGGGCTGTATGGGGGCGGAGCAATCCGCGCCGGGTTCTTCGTTAACCGGTTACGCCAACCCTGTACAGTCCACCGCCAGCGAAATTGGCGTTTCCTGCGGTGGGTTTATTAAACCTAACGAAGAGGCTGCCAACATGGCTACTATCCCTACCCTTATACATTCTCAAACTGCCTTTATCTGGCGCTTTATCATCTTTGGCGCGTCAGAGTCCCAAATCATCCACGTCACCGCCTGGACGGAACGCGAAGCGCGTAACCATTGCCCGTCAGGTTGTGTCGCTGTATTCGCCGCCCGTATTCGTCAGGAGGTGCGCCATGTGCAATAACCCCCGTCCGGACGCAGCCGCCGAAGCTATCAGAACGCTGATGCACGCGCTGATTGATATTTCATGCACGGCAGCAACCGCAGAAAAACACATTACCAGAGAGCCGGAGTATACAGGGGCAATAATCCCCCATTCGCTGGCCTACGCACAGCTTACCGCTGATATGGCGCTGAATGAGGCAGGCAAAATTCTTACCGCAGATATTCAGGAGGCGCACCATGCATGATGACCGTTATCTTAAATCAATGAGCCATGCAGAAAACGCACTGACTAACAGTGAATGTTTGCGGCAAATATTGCTTATCTGGCTTGATGGTTTAAGTGATGCACCGGAAGATGAACGTGAATCTAATCTTGCTGGTGCATTTATTTCATTACTCGATACGGTAATCGTCGAATTAAATAAAGCGATCGAAATTCACGATAAAAAAATAAACGCGGAATAAAAACCATGAAACAGAAAATTTCTGGCTTTACTGCCAGCGGCCCCGCTCGGCCTGAAATCCGCCCCGGCGATATTTTCAAAGATAAATACGGCGGCATGGTAACGATTAAAGGCGTGGCGGGACGGTGCGTTACTTACCGCCGTGATGGGTATAGCTATGACTGCGTGATGCCTGTTTATCAGTTCCGGCGTGATTTTTCTCTGGCACAGAACGCAACACGCGGTAAGCCCACCAGCAAAGAAAAAGCACGGGCAAATATTCAGGCCATAAGAAAAATGCTTAACGGATTCAGGGGTAAAAAATGAAGCTGGCACCGAATGTAAAACTGTTACCGAAAGATAAAGGCGAGGATGCCGTGATTTTTGCGGGGGATGACGCATACAGTCACGCAGAGCATTACATGCAGGGCGGAGAAGCCAGAAAGCGCGGTGACAAAATACCACCTGTTTATCTCGGACGGCGTGAACTGAGCAACCTGGAAAATCTGCGCATCGTGGATGAAGGACGGTTATGTGTCATGGTCAGACGTGCCGGAAAGCTGGACGGCAAACAGGCGCTACAGATTGAAACCATGCTGGCAGTGGCTGGTGTTAAGGAGGCCCGTTTTTGCAATGAGAACGGCGAACTGCTGGAGGACTGGACACCACAGCTTGCCAGACTGAAAGACGAATACGAGCGCGGGGAAAGTCTGGTGTTGCCCTTAAAGAAAAAAATCACAGAAAACCAGGGCGATGATGAATTAAAGCCCCGCGTTGAAAGTCGCGCCGATGGTGTTTTCTGGGTAACGCCCAAAGTGGATAAGCAGTCAGGCGAAATTATCCGGCCTGAGACGTGGTTATGTTCCCCGCTTGAACTGCTGGGAACGGGGACAATCGGCAAAGAACATTACCGCGTGATGCGCTGGAAAAAGCCAGCAAATCATGAAGTCATCACAATGGCGGTTCCGTGCGGTGGCATTGGCGACCGTGACGGCTGGCGGCTGCTGAAAGACCACGGGCTGAACGTAACAACCAACGGTAAATACAGGGCAATCCTGGCTGACTGGATGCAGTTAAGCGGAAGCCATGAGGAATGGCAGTTAAGCACAACAACGGGCTGGCATTTTGGCGCGTACATCATGCCGGACGGTTCGGTCATTGGTGATTGCGAAAAGCCAGTCCTGTTTACCGGAAAAACTGCTGCTGTTAATGGCTATTCCGTGGCAGGAACGGCGGAGGGCTGGCGCGACACCGTGGCGCGACTGGCTGGTGGTAATCCGTCCATGATGCTGGGGGTGGCGGTATCGTTATCCGCACCATTAATCGGGCTGGTGGGCGCTGACGGCTTCGGGGTACATCTTTTCGAACAGTCATCGGCAGGTAAGACCACAACGCAGAACATCGCATCAAGTTTATGGGGAGCGCCGGACGCGCAGCGGCTGACCTGGTACGGCACAGCGTTAGGTATCGCCAACGAAGCAGAGGCACACAATGACGGGCTTTTACCCCTGGATGAAATAGGCCAGGCCGGAAACGCGCGGGAGGTGTCCACGTCAGCCTATACGCTGTTTAACGGTTCCGGGAAATTACAGGGGGCAAAGGACGGCGGCAACAGGGAGATAAAACACTGGCGAACGGTGGCAATCAGCACCGGAGAAATGGACGTTGAGACATTCCTCAAAACGGAGGGGATAAAAGTCAAAGCGGGGCAGCTTGTCCGCCTGCTTAACGTTCCGATGGAAAAAGCCACGCAATTTCACGAATACAGCACCGGAAAGGCGCACGCAGACGCGTTAAAGGATGCCTGGACAGCAAATCACGGGGCGGCGGGTCGTGAGTGGGTTAAATGGCTGGCAGAACACCAGCAGGAGGCAAAGGACACGGTAAGGACATGCCGTGAGCGGTGGCGCAACCTGATACCGGAGAGCTACGGCGAACAGGTTCACCGTGTGGGGGAGCGATTTGCCATACTGGAGGCCGCGCTTGTGCTTTCAGGTCATGTTACTGGCTGGGATGAGCAGGAATGCCGCGATGCCATACAGCATAATTTTAATGCCTGGGTGAAGGAGTTCGGCACGGGTAACAGGGAGTTTAAACAGATGGTTGAACAGGCAGAGGCTTTTTTAGCGTCGTTCGGATTCAGCAGATACCTTCCCTGGCCCAACTCTGACGAGCGTGATTTACCGATTAAAGAGCTTGCCGGATACAGAAAGGGGAGTATCAGAAACGAAGATGACGAGTTCCGTTTTTACACGTTCCCGCATGTATTTGAGGGTGAGATAGCACAGGGATTTAATCCGTCTCACTTTGCCCGCGCGTTGAGTGCTGCCGGAATGCTGGAAGCGGGTAACGATCGCCGTTACAAGAAAAAGGCGCTCGGCAAAATTGGGGGGAAGCAGCATGTTTTTTACGTGCTGATGTTCCAGCCAGAAAGCGAAGAAGATTAATTTTTTCTCGCGTGTAGGGTGAAAATTTTGCGGGTTATGCGGGTTATTTCTGTGGATAAATCAGTATCCATATGATTATTAAAGGAATGGCAGAAAAATCGTAACCCGTAAAATACCCAAAATAACCCGCAAAACGGCAGTTATAACCCGCAAAAGTGCGATTATAACCCGCAGAATTTCACCATAAGGGTGTAAACAAGCGTAACAATCAACGTTAAAACCGGAGAACAGACAGCATGACAGCACAGATAGCGGCTTACGGGCGGCTGGTGGCTGACCCGCAGTTAAAGACCACCAGCAAGGGAACACAAATGGCGATGGCGAGTATGGCGGTTCCCCTGCCATGCAGCCAGGCAGATGACGGAACGGCGACGATGTGGTTATCCGTCCTGGCGTTTGGCAGACAGGCCGACGCACTGGCAAAACACCAGAAAGGCGAACTGGTGAGCGTGGCGGGTAACATGCAGGTAAGCCAGTGGACAGGCCAGAACGGCGAAACGCGGCAGGGCTGGCAGGTCATCGCAGACAGCGTAATCAGTGCGCGAACGGCGCGACCGGGCGGCAAAAAAGGCCAGCAGGGCCAGGCTACTGACGCACTGAACAGGGCAAAACAACAGACAGGCCAGCACGATGATCCGTACGGGGACGGAATACCGTTTTAAGCAGTGAGGTACAGCATGATTAAAGACAGCAAAGCGGAAGAACTGGAGGCTAAAGGGCTGTACCGGAGAGCAGCGGCACGTTGGGCTGATGTTATGTGGCTGGTGAGCACTGACAAGGAGCGCGAACAGGTGGCAAAGCGTCGCGCTGAATGTATCCGTAAGGCAGCGCGCCAACCAGTCATACCGGATAATTTCGGAATACTGAAAGAGGCCATAAACCGCACACATACCGGGATGGGCTTACAGAAACCTGGCGGTGAGATGTTCAGGAACTACCCGAAAAAAAGGGATAATTGATAACGGTTGTTAACTGTTTCTGGTATCGTGGTAGCAGGAGGAAACATGCCTGTGACATTTGAAGAAGTTCAGCAACATAAAAAGTTTCATGGTTTTGATGATCTGGAAACCACGACAGCAAAAAAATATCGCCGTCTGCTTTCTTCCGATGCGTTGTTTGTTGTGGATCATCATGATTTTCTGCGCAGCTCACTGACCGGGGAAATTTTCGCAACCAACCGTGAGCAGGTGGAAGCGATGATCGAATATTTGTGGAAAATAAGGCGCAGAATGCGCGATCCCGTGAAACAGTAAAGCGATAAAGGCCCGGATTTTTCCCGGGTCTTTTTTCAGGTTTTGTAAATTATTTGTTCGCGGTTGTTCCAGGTTGTTCGGTGATTCTGGCTGATGTTTACATACTGATTTTTATGTATATGTTGGCGTGTGGCACTCAGACGTGAGCCGCCACAATGCCGCCTGACCCCCTGCGCGATGCCGGGTTGATCTGCGAGATGCCGAGAGTGTCGGGCGGCGCTCCCTCCGTGTTGGTTTCACGTCCTGAATCTTAACCAATACGAGAAAACCTTCATGAAGAAATTAATCGAACTCCGCCAGCAAAAAACCGCCCTGAAAAACCAGATGCGATCCCTGCTGGAAAAAGCCGACAGTGAAAACCGCAGCCTGAACGATGACGAGGGCAAACAGTTTGATGAACTGCGTGCAAAAGCCGATTCCCTCGACACAGAAATTTACCGCCTCGAGTCTGTGGCTGATGAAGAACGCAGCAAGCCAGGAACGGGCATCCAGAAATTATCATCTGATGAATTGCGTAACTACATCGTAACCGGAGATGTGCGATCACTGTCCACCAGCACTGACAGCGGCAGGGATGGCGGATATACCGTAATTCCTGAGCTTGATCGCGAAGTCATGCGCCAGCTACAGGATGACAGTGTTATGCGCGTGATCGCGACAGTGAAGACCGCAAAATCAAATGAGTTTCAGAAACTGGTTTCCACTGGCGGCGCAACTGTAGGACGAGGCACAGAAGGCAGCGCACGTAGTGAAACCAACACCCCGAAAATTGAACGTGTAACCATCAAGCTGAATCCGATCTACGCCTACCCGAAAACCACGCAGGAAATCCTGGATTTTTCAGAGGTGGATATTTTGGGCTGGTTATCCTCCGAAATTGCCGACACGTTCGCCAGCACCGAAGAGGATGATTTTGTTAATGGCGACGGTAACGGCAAGCCGAAAGGCTTCATGGCTTACACCCGTGCGGCGACCAGTGACAAAACCCGCGCTTTTGGCACCATTGAAAAAGTGGTAGCGGCAAGTGGAACCGCCATTACAGCGGACGAACTGATCGACATTCTCTACAAGCTGAAAGCGAAATACCGCAAAAATGCCGTCTGGGTGATGAACTCGGGCACGGCAGGGACACTACAGAAGCTGAAAAATGAGAATGGCGATTATATCTGGCGCGACAGCCTTAAAGAAGGTGCGCCGGATATGTTGCTTGGTCGTCCTGTTTTCTGCCTGGAGTCCATGCCGGACATCGGCGCAGGAAAAGCTCCGCTAGCGGTTGGCGATTTCAGTCGTGGTTATTTCATCGTTGATCATGTAACAGGGATTCGCACCCGACCGGACAACATTACTGAACCCGGATTCTACAAGGTCCACACGGATAAATATCTGGGCGGTGGTGTGGTGGATTCAAACGCCATCAAAATTCTGGAAATGAAAGCTGGCTAGTCATGAGTAAGGAGGAGGCTGCGGCCTCCTTTTTCAGCTTTATGGAGTACACCGATGAAAAACACCGATTTTGAAATCCGCACATCTGAACTGACCGCCAGCAATAAAAAGCTGGTGGGGTATGCCGTTCGCTGGAACAGCCTTTCAGAAATTATCTGGGACGAATTCCGCGAACAGTTCACGCCGGGGGCTTTTGCTGACTATCTGGCGGCGGGTAATGATGTGCGCTGCCTGTATGAGCATGACTATACCCGACTGCTGGGGCGCACCAAATCCGGAACACTGGTACTGACTGAGGACAACACCGGGCTACGTTTTGAACTGACACCGCCTGATACCCAGCTTGGAAAAGATGTGCTTACGCTGGTGGAGCGTGGCGACATTACAGGAATGAGCTTTGGTTTTCGCGCATTATGCGAGGAGTGGAGTATCGCGCAAAAACCGTATCTGCGTACCGTAACCGCCGCTGAACTCCGTGAAATCACAATAACGTCGATGCCTGCTTATCCGGAATCTGGCGTGGAGATTGCCCACCGTTCGTTGTTTGCACAGCACCCTGAATTACGTCCGACAGGAAATAATCGTCATCGCTGGGCTGAGCTGGCGGGGTTGTGATATGTGGTGGCCTTTTAGTCGTAAAAAAAGCGAGCAGCGTAACCTGTCCATTGATGATTTTCTGGCGCTGTCCGGCGTACCGAATACCGGATCCGGAGAATATGTTTCTGCCGGGACGGCTGAATCATTGCCTGCAGTGATGAACGCGGTTTCTGTCATCGCTGAGGCGGTGGCCACGATGCCGTGTTATCTGTATCAGGTACGTAATGACAAGGGCAGGGAGGCGCGGGAATGGCTGGACAGTCACCCGGTAGATATTCTGCTGAATGAGCAGCCTAATTCGTGCCAGACACCTTACCAGTTTAAACGCACAATGATGCGTCACTGCCTGCTGAACGGTAACGCCTATGCGGTTATTGAGTGGGGGCAGGACGGGCAGCCAAAATCACTTCATCCTTATGCGCCGGGGTGTGTTGTACCGGAACGCACAGGCGCACACAAATACCGCTATACCATCACCGAACCCTGTACAGGAACGGTGCGCACGTATTTACAGGAAGAAGTTCTGCATCTCCGCTATGCCTCGGATGATGGCTTTCTGGGACGCTCCCCCATCACGATTTGCCGTGAGGCGCTGGGGCTTGGCCTTGCTCAACAGCGTCACGGAGCCAGCATTATGAAAGATGGCATGATGGCGGCAGGGATTATCACGTCAGGCGAATGGCTGGACGGCGTGAAAGGTAAACAGGCATTAGACGCACTGGAACGCTACAAGGGGGCGAAAAATGCCGGAAAAACGCCAATCCTTGAAGGGGGCATGGATTACAAGCAACTGGGGATGAGTAACCAGGATGCGGAATGGCTGGCCTCCCGTCGCTTCTCCATTGAAGACATCGCCCGGATGTTCAACGTGTCGCCGATTTTTCTGCAGGAATACAGCAACAGCACCTACAGCAATTTCAGTGAGGCAAGCCGCGCGTTTCTGACTATGACAATGCGTCCGTGGCTGGCGAACTTCGAACAGCAAATCAAGGCCGCTTTGCTGGTGGCTTCTCCCGTACCTGGTACCCGTTATCTGGTTGAGTTTGATTCAGCCGATTTACTGCGCGCCACACCTACTGAACGTTACGCCACGTATGAGAAAGGGATTAAGAACGGGATCATGAATCCGAACGAAGCCCGTGAGCGTGAGGGAATGCCGCCGCGTGAAGGTGGCGACGAGTTCAGCCAGGCATGGAAGCAGACTGTGGAAATTAAAGGTGAAAAAGATGAGTGAAGACAAAATTACACCTGATGAAGTCAGGGCACATCTTCGCCTTGATGACTTTTCCGGAGAAGGCGAACTTCTGAAAATGTATACCGATGCGGCGCTGGAAGCCTGCCAGAAGCATATCGGGAAACGTTTTGAAGACGGGCTGGAATTTACCCCGGCAATACGTGTTGGTTGCCTGATGTACATCGCTTTCCTGTACGAGAACAGGGAAGCGGTTTCACCTGTGGAGCAGTCTGAACTGCCTATGGCTATTTCTGCGCTCTGGTCGGTTTATCGTGATGTGGGGGTGTACTGATGCCGTGGCAACCATTAAGGCGCTGCACTGAGCCGGGCTGTAATAAGCGCGTGAAGTCCGGAAAGTGTGAAGAGCACAGGCGGGCTGCATGGCGTGCAGAGGATGCCAGACGGGGACACCGCCGCGCGCGCGGGTATTCCCGACAGTGGGACAAATACCGCGCCCTGTACCTGAGCAAAAACCCGTTATGCGTGCGTTGTCTGGCTAAGGGGATTTATACGCCAGCTCTTGTGGTGGATCACATCATTCCCATCAATGGCGGCGGTGATGTTCTCTTCTGGCCTGAGTGGAATCACCAGGCATTGTGCCAGACGTGCCACAACCGTAAGACGACACGGGAAGATCCAGCCACGAAAGCGAACCGTAAGGCGGGCATGTATCGCGAGCAGGAAGAACGGGCGGCACACCGTAACGACTGGATGTATGGCGATGATGACTGAACAGGAGCAAAACAGGCTGATACGTGGACTGATAAGGCAGCGTGACTTATGGAAGACACAGGAGACAGGGCACAAAGCCAACAGGACAGGGCGCACAGAACGCACCACAGCGAAGCAATTAACCGACCGTGACCGCGAGGTCATGGAATGTTTTCGCAATCGCTGGTGAGGCCGTCAGAGGGGGTGGGGGAGGTTTTCAGGACAAAACCGTCCCTGCCGGACACCGACCGCCCCCTCAAATTTTTGTGCACGGGAATTTTTTTGAAAATAATTGGGCGAAAAAAGAACATGGCAAGACCACCAAAAGCCCCCGCTTACCTGGATGAAATCGCGGTAAAGCAGTGGAAGGAAAAATCGCGGCAGCTTTCCGGGCGGGAAGACCTTACCCCCGCCGACTGGAGCAATCTGGAACTGTATTGCGTTAACTACTCCATATACCGCAAAGCCGTCGAAGACCTTGCGACGCGCGGGTTCAGCATTGTTAACAGTCAGGGCAGCGAGAGCAGAAACCCGGCCCTGAGCGCAAAGGCTGACGCGGAAAGAATAATGATCAAAATGGCTTCTTTGCTGGGTTTTGACCCGGTAAGCCGTCGCAGAAATCCACCGGAAACAGAGGAAGAGGATGAGCTTGACCGCCTGGCATGAGTACGCAGAAGGCGTAAAAAACGGCAAAATTACGGCCTGTAAACGACTGAAACAGACCGTTAAACGGTATTTTTCTGACCTTGAAAACCCCCTTTATATGTTCGATTCGGAGGTCGTGGAGCGGTTTATTGCCTTTTCCAGGGTGTGCCCGCACGTAAAAGGCGCAATGCACGGTAGCCCCATTGAACTGGAGCCGTGGCAGCAGTTCGCCTTTGCGTGCATCCTGGGCTTTAAGGTTAAGGCCACCGGACGGCGCAAATACACCAGCGCATTCATTGAAGTACCGCGAAAAAATGCCAAATCCACGGTCGCCGCTATCCTGGCTAACTGGTTTCTGGTTATGGAAAACGGGCAGCAGGATATTTACACCGCCGCCGTGAGTCGTGATCAGGCGCGGATCGTGTTTGATGATGCGCGTCAGATGTGCCTTTTATCCCGACCGTTACGAAAGCGGGTAAATATTCAGGCGAACAAGGTGATACACCCGAAAACCAACAGCCTGTTAAAGCCACTGGCAGCAAAAGCGGCAACCATTGAGGGGAAGAACCCGAGTCTTGCCATTGTGGATGAATATCACCTGCACCCTGACAACGGGGTTTATTCCGCGCTTGAACTGGGAATGGGGGCGCGTCCGGAGGGGTTATTATTTGCCATCACCACATCGGGGAGCAACGTTGTTTCAGCCTGTAAACAACACTACGACTATTGCTGCCAGATACTGGATGGTGAAGAGGTGAACGAATCCATGTTCGTGCTGATTTACGAGCTGGATGATGAAAGCGAGGTTGACGATCCGGCGATGTGGATAAAGGCGAATCCCAATATCGATGTTTCCGTCGATCGTGAAAAACTGGCCTCAACCATCCAGAAAGCGCGGGGTATTCCGTCGCAGTGGGTGGAAATGCTCACCAAGCGATTCAATATCTGGTGTCAGGGGGCTACGCCGTGGATGGGTAATGGTGCATGGGCGGAGTGCGCCGGAACGTTCGCGGAGGCGGATTTATACGGGCAGGAGTGCTACGCAGGGCTGGACTTATCATCAACCAGCGATATTTCCAGCGTGTGCTATGCCTTTCCGGTCGGTAAAAAGATTATGCTGGTTTCCCGTCACTATCTGCCGGAATTTCAGCTACAGAACCCCGCTAATAAAAACCGCGCCATCTATCGCCAGTGGGTAAAGGCGGGCTGGATACGCACAACACCGGGTGACTGCATTGATTATGACCGTATCCGTGATGACATCATGGCGGATGCAGAGAATTTCAATATCAGGCTGGTGGGCTTCGATACATGGAACGCTACGCACCTGAGGACGCAGCTACAGGGGGCAGGATTTGAGGTGGAGCCGTTCCCGCAAACATACCTTCGTTTCAGTCCGGCGGCGAAATCGTTCGAAGTTTTTGTTAACCGGAAGGTGATTGTGCATCGTGGCGATCCGGTGCTGGCCTGGTCAATGTGTAATGTTGTGATGCAGAGTGACGCGAACGCCAATATCAAGCCGAACAAGAAAAAATCATCCAACAAGATAGACCCGAGCGTTGCGGCGCTGATGGCGTTTGGCACATTCCAGGCAGAGCATGAGGAATTTGCATTTGATATGAGCGACAGCCACAAAGAGCGGCTTGCGGCGTTTGATGGTGTGTAA